ACTTTCTCTTGGTCTTCTACCACTGGTTGGTCAGGTACAACTACTTCTTCTACTTCTTCTATTATATCAGCCATATTATTTCTCCTGTGCTTAAAAGCATTATAGGGAGATAACTAAGGAGACTAACCCTTATTTACCTCAGTTAAAGTTATTGTCCATGTTGCTTATTCAGAGCATGGTGCTTCTTCGCCCACTTTGCATGTGCATCGGGGAAGTCGCCAGATATACCTTCTAACTTTATGGTAGGAGTACTAATAAGTTTCTTAGACTCTTTACCACAAGTTGGGCAATCTGTTGTTGTGGTATACTTGGTAAGTTTATCAAATACACCACAATCCTTACATTCAAAATCAAACAGTATCATTTTCTAAATCCTGATGTGCTTGTTCTGAAACATCCTTCAGATTGATTAACCAGTTCATGATTCTTAATTCACCTTTACGAGCAAATAAAGTTTTCTCATCCTGTATATCTTCAATCTTAATTGTTGCTTTGATTTTCTCAATATCTTCTACTAAGTCTTTCCATCCTTTTGTAGTAAACATTGTAAATCTGTCTTCGTAATATTGTTGTAAATCCTTATCCATAATATCCTTACTTGTTCATTACATACATTGTAACTTCAAAACCAAATCTCATTTCTGTTGCTTGAGGTGTAGTCCATTTCATTTGTTATTCTCCTAAGTTTTATTTAAAAGAACAAGTTCAGGTGAGAGCTATGCAAGTCACCTTTGATGTTACCATATATTAAGCTCTTTGCTTTTGTTGCATCTGTAGCTTAACAATCTCTTTATTATCAATCATGTCTTGCTTCTTAATTTCCATTTCTGCTTGTTTAAGCATTAACTCTGCTGTTTCTTTCCTTCTCTTAAACTCAGCAGCTTGTTCATCTGACTCACTAGGCAAGTTAGTTGCTAGAGCTGTCATAAGCTTCGCTTGTATCTCTTGTGGAGCTAACTGTGCATCCACCTGATACTTCTGAGCTTGTGCCATGTTCTCTTGTGCTTCAGAGTTATTAAGTGCAATCTCTGCTTGTACTTGACCCATTTGCATCTGTGTTGCTTGAGCTTGTTGTTTCTCTTGAGCTTCCTTACCTTGTCGTAATGTCTCAATCAACATTGCTCTATTCTCAATACTAGAGTTCTCAATAATACCTTCAAGTAATATTGGTACAATAGGACTATTAGGTCCAAGTGTCTTCAATAAATTCAAGAATTGTAACTGTTCTACTTCTTTAGCTAAATTACCTAAAGATGAGTTAGCTACAAACTTGTAATCTGCAACAGGGAATTCCTCTGGTGCAAATTGCATAAATCTATGTGCTACTTTAGTTATAAACGGAACCAAGAAGTTATCTTGGAAGTTTACTAATGTTCTCTTATTCTTCTTCAAGACTGTAGCCAATGCAACTGATAACTCTCCACCAGTAGCTTGTTTTACATCATCTTGTGTATTCATTGTATTAGTAGCTTGTAACAACATTGTTTGAAATGCTTTTGCTGTTTCTAAGTTACTTGCATCTGTTTGACCAAACTGAAATGGTTGTAGAACCTCTCTTGGGTCTCCATTAGTAAGAATAGTCTTACCAGGTCTCACTTCAAATCTAGCACCTCTAGGTAATCGTGTAGCATCCATACCCATCATTGGTGCAGTAGTCAATGCTAATGAGTCTAAATGAGCTCTTAACTGAGCATCAATAGCTCTTTGCATATTGTAACCTTTCTCTGCAATACCTCTACCCCAGAATCTCTTAGGTACAGTATCATCCTGATACGCTACAATAGGTCTATCTTTTAACATATATGGATTAGCTTCAGCTTTCAGTAATACATTATCATTACCAATAACTACAATAGCTTCTACTAAATTACCATACTCTTCTAATATATCTCCAGTTCCTTCATATACTTCACCACTTTCAGGGTTATCTAATAACTTCTCTGGAACTAAACCATAATACCTTACAATCTTAACTTTATCTTGGTCATAATCTTCATCTATCCAAGATTCATCTAAGTCATTCTCCATAACAGAAGTTCCACCTAAATCTGCTTTAAGATACACTCCTTCTTCCATATTCCTAGCTACATGGTGTGCAGATACAAACTCTTCAATAGCACATCCCATAGCATCTTGTACTGTTGTTGCATTAGGGTCAATCAAGAAATTCTGTGGACTAATAGGATTTAAAGTAACTGTAACCTTATCTTTAGACTTTGTTCCAATAGCTACTGAATCCACTTCTTTCATAACCTGTGTTGCAGGTATAAAATCTTTTTCTTTCCTAACTACTACTTCACCAATACCTGTACCATAAATAGAAGCTAATAATATAATATCTCCAACAGCCTTTCTTAATCCTGTCTGTTTAAAGCTTTGCTTCATATATGACTGCATATAGTCAATATCTTTTGCATCTTTATCCATGAAATCATCATCAATAGAGAATAATGAATCACCATTACCAAATACACCTTCTTCTATCTCACTAGCATGATTCTCAATAGCTTCTTGTAAAATAGGACTTACAATACGACTTCTTTCTGATTCTCTTAGTCTATCTTCTGCTCTCCACTCACCTCTCCAAAGAGCTTCATATTCTTTCCATGTTTCAATATAATTATCATCTCTAGAATCTCTCCAATCCATGAGATGTCCAGTTAACCAGCTTACTAGTTTATTTGGACCTATCTGTGGGTTATTACCTAAATCCATTCTTTAATCCTCTTAATATCCTGACACTAAGTCAAGTGATTGGTATTCTTCTTCTATCTCTGTATCAAACACAACTTCTGTTTGGGCTATCTGCTGTATATATGCTAAACTATCAACTAAGTCATCATGCATCTGTGCATTAGGAAAGTTTACTAATTGGTCTGCAAATTCTTTATTCCAATCACCCTTCTGCAATGTTACTTTACCATTTTCAAAGATACCTTGTAAACTCCAAATTATCCTTTCTGACTTTCTTCTATTACCATGATTCAAATCTTCAATTCTAAAGTACATGTTATTCTGTTTCATTAAATCTGTAAGATAAGGAGCTGCTGCATTCTTTAATGACCCTTTCTCAATTCCTATCTTAGATGGCATGTAATCTTTTACTGCATTAAATATCTCATTACATGTTTGTTTAATATCCCATCTACCATGTCTTATTTCTGAGACCCACCATCCTTCTTGATGGACTTTAACGATTGATATAGATGTCTCATCCAGTTTCCTATTCTTGTTACCTGCTTCTTTATCCACAGACACAAATCCAGCCAAGTCGACTGCAATGTAGTATTTACCATCTGTAGGTTCTTCATCAGCTTCTTCATAATGTAGCCATTCCTCTTTAAATATGTCTCTAGAAGCTGCTTCAAAACTTGCTAAAAACTCTTGTCTAAATGCAAAGCTACTCATAGACTTTTTAGCTGCTTCAATCTCTGACTCAGGAATTAGTGGGTTATCATAACTACTAAAATGATATGCTACCCAATCCTTGTCATCTTCTTTCTCAGCATACTCCCATAAGTCATAAAAGTGGTTACGACCTTTAGGTGTTCCTATAAATAATGCTCTACCCTGTACATCTGCTAGTGCTGGTCTTAGAATCTGTTCCCAGACATTAGGTTTAATATCTGCATATTCATCAATAACCAAAAATGATAATCCTACTCCACGCAGGGTATCAGGTCGGTCAGCACCCTTTAAATATATCTTACGACCATTTACTAATGTTAATACACTTGTATTTTCATGTGCAGCTGATATTACGTCCTTACCCAGGTCTTTCAACACTCCCCACATAATATCTTTTGCTTGTTGGAAGGTCGGTGCAACATAAAATACGTCTTTAGTAGTACTTTGTAGTGCTTCTATCAATAATAACCAAGCTGCTAGTCTAGATTTACCAAATCGTCTTCCTGCTGCAACAATTCTAAATCTGCGTGGGTCATCAAATACTTCTCGTTGCTTTTCATGCAACTTTACTTGTAACTGAGTCATCTACTTTTCCATTACACTAATGTAGTAGTCTGCTAACTCTTTTTTGTTCTCCATTCTAATAAAACCTTTTACAATATTCTGTATATCTTCTTCTGTATACCTATATTTATCTCCAGCAGTCTTCTTAACTACCTTCATATACTTCTTAATATCATTTCCATCTGCTTTTGGTGCATATTCTGATATCATAGCCTTCAAATCACCATTATGTCTCTTTAACTTAGTAGTTAAATCCTTAGTCATAGCAGAAATACCTGCTTCTGGTGTCTCAAAACTTGTAAATCTATCGTTTTTACCATAAAACTTACCTGGTCTCTCTCCATCCCACTTAATACTAGTAGCTTCTATATTACCAGGGTTATTATGCTCTGACCATTTAACTTGTTTAGTACCTTTAGTCTTATCTTTTACATAACCTATACCATCTTCTACCATTGCCTGAAAATTAGGGTCTAACTTATCTTTATGTTCTTCCCATGTTTCTTTTCCAAACTCTTTAAGACCTTCCCAGAAAGCATTACCTAACTTCTCTGCTTCAGGCATCTTATCTATTACTTTCTGTTCTGCATCTTTATAAGTAGTTCTAGCCTTCTCATTAACACTATCTTTACTCCAATCTCGTGCTCTATACTTCTCCATCAATCTCTTTTGTTCTGTTTCTAGTTCCAGAATTCTTCTATCTCTTTCTTCTTTCTCTCCTGGACTCATCTTAGTAAATGAGTTATATCTAGTGTCCTTTAACTCTTTTTCAATCATCTG